CGATCAAGATCATGTGTACAGCTTCCGGTAGGCATCTTCCAGACTTGATTTCCAGTTCCAGCGGTTCATCTTGCCGTAAATGTTGAACATCTCGATGTCACCAAACAGGCTCTGGGCTTCAGCAATGGATTTTGACGGAATGATCTCTGGGTAGCAACCAAACACCACGGGATTCTTAATCGCTGGCAGGACGTGAGAGAAGACTAAGTGATCACCCATGCCTCCGTTGAGCACCACAATCGTGTGATCCTTAAAGGCCATGGTATTGCGAAAGATCTGCTCGTCATGAGCAAACATCGCTTCATTGCTTCCCATGCGAATACCGCCCGATGGAGCCTTTAGGTGCCACGTCACTGCGCTGGGTACGACAAGCAGCTTGTAGCCTTTCTGCTTTAAGCCAAAGGTGAAGAGCGTCTCTTCTCTGTGGGCGACTCGAGACAGGCCTAGGTTGTAGTCATAAATCCCAGCGCGGTAGAGAAACGTGCAGTGCAGATGGTCAACCTCTTTGACCTTCTTGATGGTCTGCCACTGCGGATTGGGTTCAGCGTAAATGTTGTCAATCTTGCCTGTAGCGTCGCCTTCAAACTTATGTGGTGGCGTGAACACTGAGCCGCCAACACCGCCGACGTTAGGTGCTGCGTGCTTTAAGAGGTTCTGCAGGACGTTTGGCTCGGGCAGGGCATCATCATCAACGCGCCATACCCACTCGTAGCCCATCCAGTTAGCGATCTGATGATTGTGATGCTGACCTTTCTTGCCGGCAAAGAGCCACTCCCAGGCGATTTCCTTTTGGTCAAGAATGCGAAACAACTGGGAGAAAAGCGGATCTGACCGCAGGTCTTGGTGCTCGTCGTTATCATCAAAGATGACTAGCTTGTCAGGCTTGCGCGTCTGATTGATGATGGCTTGCAACGCCATGGGCAGCGTCGTATGCGTGCGGCCACGGGTTGAAATAGAGCACAAGACATTAGGCATGCCAACGTCCGATGAGGAGATTCAAGCGATTGGCATGATCAATTTGCCGCGGCCATTCAGAAATGTTGCCAGCCTCATCGATGTAGTTGAATTCAAAGCCAGGAAAGTGCGACTCGTTTAAGCCATGCAGCTTGTGATGCGGCCCCCAAAAGCCTGGTGGCTCATTCATCGGCACAGTGAAAAGCAAGTTCTTGCAGTGCTTTTTGAGCTTTTGTAGCACCTCGAGGCCATTATCAATATGCTCAATGACTTCAAAAGCGATAATGGTGTCGTAGTGCTCTAACTCGACCTTGTTGATGTCAGCGTGCATGAACTTCGCATTCGGTGCCCAAGCCTGCTCTTTGGCTACATCCACAATAATCGGGTCGTAATCGAGTCCTGTGTATTCCACGCCGTTAGGCATGAATTGAAGGCCGTAACCGCTTGAGCAGCCGATCTCGAGAATCTTGTTGCCGACTACATGCTTGGCTGCCCATTCGTAGCGGGTGGTCTCCCTGGGAAAGACTGGATCTCCTTTGAGGAAGACTGCCCGCTCCCAGTAATTTGATAGCCGCCAACGATACCAGTCAGGGTTGTATTTCTTGGCTAGTTTGAGCGAGTTGCGCAGGAACACATCGTGGTAATCAGGAACCAGGCTCGTATCTAGTACGGTACCTTCGCCCTTGTGATAAATCGGAAAGCCGCCAACAAAGATGTCGCCCTGCCACATCTTGGGCGAGCATTCAATAACCTCAAATCCCGCCTTTTCAGCCTCAATGCAAAACTCGGTATCTTCACCGCCACCGACGCCGTATTCCGTATTGAGCAGGCCAATCTTGTCAAAAACCTTGCGGTGGATCATCACGCAAAAGAAGATGGCAAATTCCTTGCCGGCTGGCTCTGATGGTCCCTTGATGACACAAGAGATGCCGCACTTCTCATTGGCAAAGGCGCTGTTGAGCATCTCTAGCCACTGGCTCTTGGCCTGCGGCAAGAGAACCGTATCATTATTCAGGAGCACGATCTTGTCTGACGTAGCAAAGCGTATGCCTGCGTTAGTAGCGCCCGAGTAGCCAAGGGCTTCATCGTGCCAGATGACTTTTAAGTGCTTCTCAAAGCCAATCCGTTTGAATTGCTCTTTAAGCGAGATGAGATAATTTTTCGTGGAGTCTACACAGCCATTAGCCGAGATGACTAACTCAACGTCTGTCATGTCGGTATATTGGAAAATCGACTCAACGCATGGCTTTAATAAGTCTTCGCAGTGGTTATACGTCGGAATGACGATACTGTATTTCACAGGGAGTCTGCTCCCACACTGTCAGCAACAATCGTCTCAACCGTCTCTACAGCAGTCACCGGATAAGCGCACTCCACCCACGCTTTATCGCCGTGATTCCAGTTCCATTGGTAGCCTGCTCTGTCTTGTGGCTTTGGATCACGGATGACCCACTCACTTCCCCACCACACCACTTCCTTGCCCTCTGGACATTCCGGTGCATCAGGGACTTCGATCCAGCCTTCAGTGCCATCTGTCTCAGGCTTTGGGATACTTCCTAGTTTGCTGTAGAGCATGTGTTACCTCACTGGACTGGAAATGGCGCTGTTGGGGATGCAGTGATGGTTCTGGCGACCCCTGTAGTAATTCTCAAATCATCAACGTATCCACTTAATGGATTGGCACCATCACTTGATGCGCCCACTGTTAAAGGAGTTGTTGAAGCGTAGATTGCTGATGAAAGAGTTGCTGAACCATTTACTGTTGTAGTCAGGCTTTGCGACACACCATCAATATAAATCGCCCATGTAGAACCAGAACGAGTCACGGCGATGTAATACCACTGCCCTGTTGTTGGCAAAAAATTGTTTGTTGTGTCAATGAGTCCTATGTTAGCTATCCCACCGTCAATAGAAAAAGCGAACCTTAACTTGTTAGACGAATGACGCAAGAAACTCCAGCTTGCTTGTGGCGTAAAAGCATTAGGCGCTTTACCTATTAAAGCATAATTAGTGCCGCTTACGGATGCGCTGAAATTAACCCAAAACTCAATAGTGAATGGAGCAGAGCCTAGATTTAGCGCCTGTTGCGTTGGGGCGATAAGATAATCCCCCGTCCCATCCAGATAAATCGACCCACCACCAAATTTACTGACGCTCGTGCTGATCTGTGCATTGCCCTCTGTCTCCAGCACGTTCTTCGCAGTGGCATCGACGACACCAGCGTTGGTGAAGTTGAGGAGGAGGGAGGTGTTGGTGATGGCAGTAAGAGGTGCGGTTGGTACTGTTAGTGTTGATTGGGTTGGGTCGTAGACTGCGGTTCCTTTAACAAATCTTGCGCCGTTAACATACCCTTTGAATGGGAATGAATTAGATACATCAGCCAAAGCTCCGACACGAACAGTTGTTGTGGCATCGTTTAATGAACTTGTCCCAACATTTGTTGGGGCTGCAACCCTAGCCCCGTCTATAAACAAACTGTAATTTGACCCTGATCGAACAGCAGCAACGTGATGCCAGGCATTAATAGCAACCGCCGATGATGTTATTGCGTATTCTGTGGTTCCAGAAAATATACCTGCATTTATTGCATTAGTGTTTGTAAACAAAAAGGCAAAAGATGCGTTTGTTATTACGTTTGAGTTTTGGTTAAAAATGTATTGGCTTGTTGACCCAAGCGTTGGGTAAAACCAAAATTCTATTGTGAAATCACCTGAGCCAAGTGTGAATGCAGCGTTATCCGCAACATCTAACCAATCCCCACTCCCATCAAAGTACCCGCTACCACCCACTGCGGCAGCACTGTAGGAGGACGTTGGTGCGAAGGGGGAGAAGGGGGTGACTGAGGGTGAGCCTGAAATCGTTGCTGAGAAATCGTTGCTGCTATTGTCTTTGAAACGATTGGACTGGCAGATAAGCAAATTGCAGTTGGTTGCGCCTTGTGAAGTGGTCGTTAGCGGTGATGTGCTAGGCGTGAAATTGCTTGTGTATACAGCAGCTTTGCAGAACCTCAGGTTAGAAAAGTAGCCCGTCATATACGAACCGGACGCTGCTTTACCTACGTCAATCGATCCCGTTCCGGCAAAGTTAGCCGTTGATGTTGCTGTTGTTGCGTCAGCAGTACCGTTCAAGTAGACCTTGACGTTGTTACTTCCAGACCCAGAGCGAACAACGGCGACATGCACCCATTCATTGCTGTTTACAGAACCAGTGGATGTAAGAATCGTTGCAACACCACTTTGATTGATTTGAACCTTACCGCTAGTGTTTCTTGAGATACCAATACCGCTGCTCGGCTGATGGTAGTAAAACGAATCAGAACCAATCGCTGCGGTGTGAAAGACCCACGCCTCCCATGTAAAATCACCTGACCCAGGTTCAAGATTCGTGCTATCTGCGTAAACAAGACCAGCACTACCGTTGAAGTAGTTTGACCACCCCGTCTGTGAGAACGGGCTAAAGGTTCCCTGCGTTACATCACCGTTGCGAGTGATGGTGAAGTTGTTAGTGGACGAGTCTAAGAACGTGTTGTTCTGTGCGCCGTTGGTGCCGTTGCCGGGGAGCAGTAGGGAGACAAGGTTGAAGTAGGCGTCTTTGACTGCGCCAGATACACCCGCAATCAGGGCGTTGAGAATGCCGGTCATGTTAGGTCAACCCGTTGCCAGAGATCAACCACGTTGTCGAGGTCATCTTGATCGCTGTCGCAATCCCGTACTGAGCCAGCGTCCTTGTGCCTGTGCTACCCGTTCCTGCGAGATACATCGTGTCGGTCGTGATTGCAATCGACAGGCTGCTAGAACTCATGTTAATGAACGTCAGCACTGTGCCGGTGTCATAGGCTACGTTGGCGTTGGAATCAATCGTAAACGTCACGCCAGAGCCAGATGACAAAAGGATGGTTTTACCCGAATCGCCCAACACCACCGTGTAATTGGCGGTCTTTGCGTCTAAGGGTGTGTTGATGTAACCCAGCGTGGTGCTTGCAACCGTAGGCAGCGTTTGTGTAATGGAGCTATTGGTTGCCGACGACTGAAGTGTTTGGGCGCCAGTACCGCTAGAGTTACCTTGAACGACAAATGAGGACATGACACTTTCCTTTAGAAATTCATAACAACCCAGCGTTCGCCGGTTCCTACCGTTACGCCGACGCTTGTATTAACCGTAACAGGACCTACGCTTAATCCGTTATACCCGTCTGTAACCGTGTAATTACTTGAGATCGTTCGCTGGTTTTCAAGAATGACTGACGCGCCTCCGCCACCTCCGCCGCTGATTGTTACCGTGACTGCGGTTCCTACTGCGGTTGCCGTTACACCAGCACCAACAAAGTCAAAAGACGTAACGCCAGACGTTAATAGTGAGCCTTCATCAGATACGGAAATATTAGTGCCGGCACCCGAGAAGCCAGAGATTCCTGAAAAGCCAGAGAACCCGGAGATGCCAGAGAATCCTGAGAATCCCGAGGTTCCTGCCCCAGAAAAGCCTGAGATACCTGAGAAACCTGAAATGCCGGAGAAACCCGAAAATCCGCTAATCCCTGAGAACCCACTGAGTCCTGAGAAGCCGCTTACTCCTGAGAAGCCAGAGAATCCACTGATTCCTGAGAAGCCACTTAAGCCAGAGAATCCGCTGATGCCAGAAAATCCGCTAACTCCTGAAAAGCCGCTAAATCCAGAGATCCCAGAGAAGCCAGATATACCTGAGCCAGAGTAGCCGCTAATACCCGAGAAACCGCTGGTTCCCGAAAAACCAGAGATCCCAGAGAAACCGCTAATCCCAGAGAATCCACTAATGCCTGAGAAACCGCTGAAACCAGAGATTCCGCTAAAGCCTGAAATGCCACTGAAACCCGAGGTCCCACTGAAGCCAGAGATACCAGAACCAGAGTAACCACTGATGCCAGAGAAGCCAGAGATGCCCGAGAAACCCGAGATGCCAGAAAAGCCTGAGATGCCCGAGAAGCCTGAGTAGCCAGAAGTTCCGCCACCACCTCCGCCCGGAATCGTGACGGTGACTGCATTACCTACCGCGGTAGCAGTGACGCCCGCGCCAACAAAATCAAATGACTGTACGTTGGTGGTAAGTGGAATGCCTTCATCAGAAACAGTAATCGCAGAGCCGGCGCCTGAGAAACCTGAAAGACCTGAGAATCCCGATAAGCCAGAAAACCCTGAGCCGCCAGAGAATCCGCTCAGTCCTGAGAATCCCGATAGGCCTAAACCTGAGAATCCAGAGAATCCCGATATACCTGAACCCGAGTAACCTGAGATGCCAGATCCCGAGTATCCAGAGATGCCTGAGAATCCAGATAATCCTGAGAAGCCAGAGAATCCGCTTGTACCTGAGAATCCTGATAAGCCAAGACCTGAAAAGCCCGAGTAGCCAGATATGCCAGACCCAGAGTAGCCAGAGACTCCCGATCCTGAATAGCCTGACAGTCCTGAAAAACCCGACAACCCAGAAAAGCCTGACAGTCCAGAAAATCCTGAGTAGCCTGACAAGCCAAGGCCGGAATAACCCGAGAATCCTGATATGCCGGAGCCTGAGTATCCTGAGATACCAGATCCTGAATAGCCAGAAAGGCCTGAGTAACCGCTGATACCGGAGAAGCCGCTCGAGCCAGGATTGTCGCCAGAGAAGCCTGAAAAGCCGGAAAACCCTGAGTATCCAGAGACACCACTGCCACCGCCCCCACCTGAAATGGCAGAGATAGCACCCGTGGTTGTCTGGACTGTACCGCCATTCTGTACGATAGGTACAAGCTCAGTTCCTGTGAGGGCCTGGGCGGTAGGAAGCTGACTGATCGTTTGATTGGCCATTATGGTGTTATCGCTATTCCATCGAGGTTGCCATCATTTTCGATGAGATTGGTATTGCCCTCAGTTGAGAGAATTATACTTTGCTGATCATTTAACACTAGGTTATTTTGCTCTGCAGCCACCGATACATCAGGCCGCGGGAAACGCAAATTGATCCGCTCAGTCTTTCTTGCTGGCAGTCGATAAGGGTCCTTTTGATCTCGACAATTCTCTTCGCATACCATCAGGCCAGGGAAGTTAATGTCTGGGCCAAGGGTTGCATGCGGGCGCTTCATACGGCAGCGATCGCAAATGCCAATTGCGATGTCTGAGTAGCCCTCGGTGTCAAGAAAGAGTGGCATTACGATGTGTAGCAAGAAATATTGGGCGCGAAGTAGATCGGACTTCTGTCACGCTCTTCTGCTTCTGCAAGCGCCAAGTATTTGCCAGCCTGGTCCTCAAGGTATCTGACGCGATCAAGGGGCACTTGAGGCAATTCCATGCTTAATTGATGCGCTAGCATGCCGACAACGGCCATATACCAGCGCTGCGGGATCTGTAATTCATCAGATAAGTCGCCTACATCCATGATCTGCTTGGAATACCAGACAGTCATCTGCAC